CCCGCATCCAGATTATCGCGAACCGACCATCGAGTCTTACGCTTGGCAAACAGAATGTCGGGTAGGTCGGTTCGGCTTTCAAGAAGGGCACACAAACGAGCAGCAAGTGGCGTTGGGACCCGGCGGACGTAGATTGCCTTGGCTGCCAATCCAACACCTCCCAGGAGCTTCTGACCCAGCGTGAGGGTGCATATCGCGCCATGGGGCTTTAAGCACTGACCCCGCCAAGCGTTGATCTCGGCGTCTGCCATCGCATCAATCTGATGTATGGGTGCCCTGCCACTCGGGAGCTGGCAGAGCATGTTGTGGGTGCGTTGCAGCTTGAACCAGTCGAAGGCCAGATTGTGAGCAATGACCCTACTTTCCACGATCTTTTCAATCAGGCGAAGCGTGTCACGCACTGGCTGAAGCCAGATGTGGTGGATTCTGGGCTCATCATCATCAAATGAATACTGAAGCGTGACTGGGGGCCCGTGAAGGCCGCAGGTTTCGGTGTCGATGAAAGCGTTACGCATTTTGTGCCCAGGTTTGAGGATGTGTTAGGTTATATTGTAATTCAGTCTTGGGGCTTGTCAACGTCCCCCAAAGCCCAGCAAAGCCATCGCGCGGCAGCCTCTTGGTCCGGCCTTCCTGACCCGTACAGCTTAGTGATTTCCATCCTAACGTCGTGTTCGGCAGGCTTGGACAACTTTATAGCCCGCCTCTGCTTCACCTCGGTCTTGCCCTCAATCATGGTTGTAATGTCGGAGGCCGATAGTTGGCCTAGGCGGACCATGTTTCGAACTTCCTCACTCATTTCCATTACGGCAATGCGAGGTCGCGCCCAATTTCTGGACCTCTTGAGCTGCCGGGAAACTTCGGTCGGATTCGCAGATGGAAACGCTCTGGATACTGCAAGGCACTCGTCCCAGAAGGACAGACTATCCCTTTGCAGATTCTCAACTAAATTAAGAATTGCGTCTGGTGTGTTGCCCGTCTCAATGCGTGCGTCAATGAATTCGCAGCCTAAGTAAAACCGCATCGCGTGGAAGCGACGATAGCCCGAGACTAGGGTGTATCTATCCCCGATTCCAACCACCTCCCCGCGCACGACAACAGCTTGCTGCTGACCGTGTTCGAGGATAGATGCCGCCAGCTCGGAGCAATCCCCGAGGTCGGAGCGGCTATAATTGGTTCCAAGATCAATCAAGTCAATCGGTAATTGCATCTGAATACCTGTTGGAGTTCTTACCGTCGCGAAGGCGTAGCGGTAGACGCCATGAGACGCCATGATCCTTGTGGACACCATGCAGAAGCTGAGTGGGCTCGCCAGCGACCCCTAGGCTGTTGTAGGCGTATGGGTCCGTTGCGATCCATGCCCCATTGGTCAGGTAGGAGACACCATTGCCGGACACGTCACCATAGGTGTGGTGATGGCCGATGCAGTAGTAATCAATTCTCTCGTGATGCAGTGGTGCCAACCGTTCGTGACGGGCACGCAGTCCAGTCCAAGGCTGCCCCATCTTACCACCAATGTCGTCGCCGTGGGACACGTGGAAGTTATACCCTTGAACATCAATGATCTGAGACCATGCGTCCGGAATGCTAAACTCGATATTGTTAATATCCCGGCAGATGGTCTGACAAGTCTTACCAACCATAAAGTCCCAATTGTTGTGGCCACCACCTGGGAACTGTTTTTGGTCCGTCACCCGCCCGTGATTCCCTGAAAGATAAAGGACCCGAACCTTCGGGAAGAATGCGGCAAGCTCACGAAGCATCATCGAGTGGAGTTGGGCGATCGCGAGGGTGTTCTTAAACTGATTCTTGAATGATGATCTTGCTTCAGCTCCGTGAATCTGCCCCGAGGTGTGGTCACCATGTGCGAACACTACCAGCTCTTGAAAGTTAAAGTTGCTGAGGGTGACCTTGGTGAACCGCAGGGTGGAGTCCACCAGATTGGCGGCACGCCGGCAACTGATCTTAAAATTGTATTCCTCTAGTCCCCCTACTTCGCTCTTTCTTACCACCTGATCATGGTGACCGTCGCTCATGTGAAGGACGGCGGATTCCGTGATGCCTCCCTTGGCCAGCTTAGGAATCGGTGGTGGTATGAGGGCAGGTAGCTTGCTGATGACCGAAATGGCCTCATCGAAAAGGTACTCGGCACGCAGTGATTCACGAACCGTCTTCTGCTTCTCGGCGGACTTGTCCCGAAGTTTCTGAACTTGGGAATCTTTGGACAATCGGTATCCTGCCTTGCCCGTCGCAATGTCGCAGACATATGACTGGCTAATACCAAACTGGGACGCAACATCCCGTTGCGACTTGCCACCTGCTAGGGCCTTGCGGATTGCATTGAAATTCATTTCCGGTCTCCGTTAAACGTATGCTTGAAAAACTGATTCGCTGCGGTGTGGTAAAGCAACTGTCCTGGCGTTCGTGTGGCCTTGCTCATTCTATTTCCTCTATGATGGGTACGAGTTTGTCGGCGACTTGTAAAAACTCATCGAGCAGGGTGGTTGGGAATTCGTTGAAGTATAGGTTGTTAAGCCTACGCAGGCAGGCAGAACGGTGCATCCTTTGCTCGATCGCACTCGTCACGTGCTCCCCCCTGTGCGGGCCGAAGTGCGACTTGGCTCCCCGTATGAATAGGTCGGGGTCAAGAATGTAGGGGCCAACATGGATTCGACCGCTGGGGGTCAGCTTCGTCACGATGTAAATCGCGTACCTCTCTCCCATGTGGAAAGCCAGCTTCGTGCCAACTTGCACGGGGGGTGTGGGTTCGATGTTCATTGTGGGGAAAGCTCTTGTTTGTTGAGGTAGGTCAGAATGTCCGAGGATCGGAATCGCAGGACAAGCCCGGATTGAGACTCGCAGACCACTTCGCCGAAGGGTCCGCTCTTACCGAACAGTCGGGCTCGGTTACCGCGAGCCTTCCGGCTTGGAAACACAAGCGTTAGGGTTTTGTTTTTCTTGCAAAGTTCCATCAGTTCCGGGATATTCATTTCGGTGCTTTTGTGTTTGAAGTATTCGGTAGGATAGATTCTGGTCGACGGTCTTGCACCACACGCCAAACTCGATCGTCGGAAACGGTACTGGTATCATCTAGGTGCTCCTGGTGATTGAGAAGGTCCCTCGCTACAACACTGTAGCGGCCCGGTCACATTGACTTGGCGGAATAGTTTCTTCATCATCCTTGCCTCTGCGATCTTGTCAAGACATACCCCCAGCATATTCAGCCGGTCCTGATGTGTCAATGTTAATTTCGAGGGATTCATGAATTTGTCCGAGTGTCAGAAGTTCGAGCTTTCTATTGTGGTTGAGTGTGTCCAGCACGAGCTGGTCTACTGGGAGGTGAACCAGATCGTAGACCGTCACCGAGCGCTCCTGCCCGATACGATAGATTCGGTCGTTAAACTGTAGCCGGTGCTCTGCTGAGAAACTGGAGTCATAGTTCACCAGCACGTTTGCTTCAGTCAGGGTGATCCCGAAGCGGCAGGATGCAGGATTCCCAACCCACGCAACCTTCCCGTCATGCTCAGCCCAGAAGGTTAGTGGGTCAACCGACTTCCCTTCGACCCTCCAGCCGCGGCCATCCACAACGCAGCACTCAAAGCCGTTATCTTGGCAAATCTTGGTCACGATGTCGATTGAGCCCTGGAATGAGGCTCCAACCACGATACGATTCCCACACTCCTCAAATAGTGCCTCCAGGGCTGCCCGCTTCGGGGTGTCGACCATCGTTGCCATGCGGGTCTTTATGTTGCTGACCCCGGAGCCCTCGCACGCATCACACATGGTAGAGTCGTGTACTTCAGTGACGCAAGTGCCGTGGCACACGTCACACGCCCCCACGGAGTCGCTAAACTCGTACTGGAAGCCGCTGGATAGTGCCCTCAGCCAAGTCAAGGCCGTGACCGTATTTGGTGCCACCTCGGCGATAGCCTTTGCAGCACGCAACATTTTGGGATGAGGTTTGCATTGGATAACTTTATACTCTCTGGGAGGAAGGTTTAAGTAATCTTCCTTCCGGTAAACTCGCATCAGGCCACGAAGACGGCGAGGAATCTCGGCAACTTCGTCTTCCTTCCAGGATTCAATCTTATGAAAAGTGATTCCTCCCGTGGTCTCCTGCTCCACTATGTTGGCGTAGCGTTCCTCGAATGATTTGAAGGAGCCTTCAACTACGAATCCAGGAAAGGCAATCTCAGCCTGAGCCCAAATGTCAGTCGGTCGCTTTGCTGTTGGTGACCCGGACATTAGGACCACTACGCCGCCATTATCACGGACCCGATCCGCCAACCTTTGTGCGGCGGTTGTCCTCAATGCTGTTGGAGTCTTGAGGCTGCTACACTCGTCGAATATGACACATGACGGGATGGACTGGGGCGGGTGGTTGACGACGCCCTCATATGTCGAGATTTCGAAAGGCCTCGACCCCCACTTGACCGCCTCGCGTTTCACCGACTCGATGGCTGATCGTGGGCCGACATATAGGGGGGTGTCCCCGGACCTCTCCATGACTTCAATAGCACACAGGGATTTGCCTAGTCCCATATCTGCTGCGATGATTTGATAGCGGTACGTCAGGCAGGCCCGTACAATCTCTTTCTGGTGGTCTTTAAGGGACCTTGTGAAGTCCAGCTCATCCAGTGGCCGCGAGAACCAAGAGTAAACATCTTCACCCATGCGATAGCGAAGCTGAAAAGTATTGCGTGGGCAATTCTCGATTGACCAGCATTGTCTTGGCGGCGACGAGTAGCCCATCCAACGGGCCCCCTTGAATGATTTGATCAAGTCTTTGAGACTATATCCGGCCTTCTCCCAGAACACTCGGTCTCCCAGTTGGGTGAAGTTGACTTTATGCTTTCGGCCCTCGTACTTGATCTCGGTCATTGTCATTGTAGTGTAAATCCTGTCACTTGTTGTATTTTTCGTTTGTTGAATTCCAACCCAAGGTCGGAAAAGTCTTGATAAAGTTGGTTGAAGACTGCCCTATCATAATCGCTTGAGGCGGGACTGCAACCCTCAATTATCGCATCCTGCCAACCTTTGATGCAACCCGAAACGGTTTGGCCATCGTCACCACTGGTGACCGTTAAACGCCATAACGGGTTGTTGGAATCCAGGAAGGGGACTGAGCAGACTACATAAATGTGTGGGCTCGGCACTCGGAAAGGTCGCTGGCCAGAGGGGCCCAGGTGGTGTGTGATCATGGTGGTTTATTCCCGGGCATGAATGCAAAAGAGCCGGGGGTTTTAGCCCCCGGCTTCGTCAATTTAAGCGTTAGCCGCTTACCGCTTATCGGTCGCTAGCGTCGGCAGCCTGGGGGTTCGCTTGATCCAAGAACTGCTGGATTGATTCAATGACCATCTTTAGGTCGGGAATCTTGGTGAATGACGCATTGGACGGGCAAGCAACTGGGGCGTGCCACGAGTATCGAGCTTTCTTCACGAACTTCACGCTCAGGTTGGCTGGTGCAGCGTTACGCGGCTCGATGCCCAACTGTGCCGCTGCCGTGTCGTTGACTGGGAGATAGTTTTTCAACTTTTCATCCAGCTCGCGACGGGCCGACTTGCTGTTCGCAAACAGCTCGTAGAACTTGCCCGTGGTTCGTTCCAGAACGAGGAAGACGGGGCCATACATGCAACCCGAGTCCGCAATCTCGGACTCAGATTTGATCCGGCTGTATTCCGGGTTGTCGCGGCCAAAGACGGTCACGATCTTGTCCCGGTTCGACACGTCAAGCGCCTTGTCCAACACTGCAAGGGGGATGATGTCAATCGATGGACCGATGTCGGTCACCGAACTTCCGTCAGGAATCCCGTAATGGCCTGGGCGAATCAAGCCCTGGTCGATGGCTGCCCCCTTGCTGTACAACTGAATTCGCGGGAAGTAACTCGGTACTTCCGAGGCGGGTGCAGCGATGGATGTTGCTGCTGGGCTGAAAGGAAGCTGACCGAAGACCGAAAGTTGATTGGACATAGTGGAGATGTTCCCGGAGTGGAGTGGAGCGGAGTAAGTCAGGATGCCCTTTGTTGGGCTGACTACCTTATTATAGTCACCCTTTCATACTGTCAACTCTTTTTCTCAAAGTTTTCTTGTCCATTTGTAAAACCCAGGAAATTGCCGCATTCCACCCGTCAATTGCCGTCACTGCTTCGGAGCAGATGAGTACCGCTCCGGCATGAACGCCCTGCCTGCGCTCCTGCACGACCTCCTTGTAGGTTCGGAATGCTGGTGGAGCTCCCTCCTCCTCTCCCGCGATCTCGGGTGCGTTACACCGCTTTGACCTCATCCGGCGCACGAGGGAACGAACCTCCTCCGCTGACCCCAGCACTTGCTCCCCTGGAGGTAGTTTTGATAACTCGATTGCTGTCTCCAGCGTGATAGAGCCGGATTCCAAGGCTCCCCTGGACTGGGAAGACAACCTGACCAACCCAAGCACTGCCCGGACCCATGAGGGGGGACGTGAGAGGCTGTGCGCGAGCTGGTTGACGTTCATCTCCCTGTCAATCTTTACGATCTTGTGCAGTCTGTTAGAGAGGTCGATCATCGAGGAGGGGCACCGAACTTCATTCGCTTCAATCTGAATCCTCAAAACCTGCGTGTCGGTAAGGTCTCGAATCATGCACGGGACTCCGGGCAGGCGGAGGTCTGATGCTGCACTGAATCGGTGGCTTCCGTCAATCACTTCATACCCGCCCGAGTGTGGTCGCACGAGGATGGGCTGAAGGATGCCCCCCCGGTCAATAGACTCCCTAAGCTGGTGGTACTCCAGGGAGTCGCGCCGCACCTGCCTCAGCATAAGGCAGCAAAAACGAAGCTGATTTAGGGGGATTATCCTCAAAAACAAGGACTCCTCGATTTCGGTAGCAAAGGTTGCCATCTGGTTTTCTATATCCATTATTATTCCCCACAAATAAGTTTAGTAAATAAAAAGGATGGGGTGGTATTTTGGGGCTTGGCTCGGCAAATCACGTCAGTTTTGAATTACCCCCACTCTCCGGGATGCCGCAAATTGTGTCGGTTTTTAGTTTTGGCTTTGGCATGACTTGACATTCTGCCGCGAGTGAACAGAATGATGGTGGTGACCCTTTCTCCTCGGAGCAGATAATGAAAATTCGACCGGCAATTCAAGCCTTCCTCACCAACCTGACTGCGGACAGCCCTTTCCTGATCCCGCGATGGACGCCCGCACTGGAGACGCAGGTTATGACCTGCCGTGGTACATCTCCTGGGGACCGCCCGGGCGAGTGGACAGAGGACGGCGAGAAGTGGTCAAACATTCGATGGCCGCATAAGGCCGGCACCGATCCCAACTTTTCGGACTTCCCTCTATCGTTCGACCCGCACAGAAGGATTCAAAAGATTGGCTCAACTTGGTGGGACTGGCAGGCTCGGGAGTCAGTCGCGGTCGGGATCGACATCGACGTGACCGACGGTCACTCGGATAGTGCTACCACCGTCACTCAGGAGCGCCTAGACCACTACATTGAGATACTGTCCACTCTCGACTACGTTACCCTTATTCGCTCGACTGGCGGTAAAGGCCTGCATGTCTACTGCTTCCTGGGAGAGCGCCCAACAGCAAACAACCACCACGAGCACGCCGAGAACGCCCGCCGTGTTCTGGCGAAGATCGATTCCGACCTGCCTGAGTTAATCTCTCCCCATGTTGACTGCGTGGGTAGCGTGTTGTGGCTTTGGTCTGAAAGCTCCCCCCAAGCCCATCCGGGATTCTCCGTGATTAAGGAGGCCACAAGAAACTTGGATGCCAGTGAGTTCAAGTCTTTCGATGTCCCCGCCCGGCAGAACACAAATTTTGCCAAAGTTGAGTGGGACTCCTCAAGAGTCACAGAGGCCCATAATACCATCCTTCAAGACCTTTCCGCATCGGGTTACTACTTCCTCTGGAAGCAGGATATTGGGATTTGCCACACCCACACAAAAGCAATCCAGCGCGTGTTCCAAGAGCGCCAAGCTAAGGGAACGCCCCTGCGTGGTAAGTTTGAAACATCAAGTCGGGGCACGGACCCCATGACCCCCAACTGCTTTATTACTCCCCTCGATGATGGGGCCTTCCGTGTTACTCGCTTCGGCAGGGCACAGCACGAAGCATCCTGGGAGTTTATTAACGGGTCAAACTACACGATCGTCAACGAACCTGTCTGCCCCCTATCCATCATTCGGGAGCACAGTCAAGGCAAGAAAAAGGGGCTATACCAGTTGGATTCGGAAGCCGTAAAGGATGTGTCTGCACGCCTGGGGGAGCCCCTGTGTATCGTTCCCAGCAAGGCGGAAGTCTTGATTGGACGAGACAAATCGGTTAAGCTGGTTACAAAGGAGCAGGTTCCGGGTTGGACCGTCACAACATCTGGCTGCGAGTACGTTTTTGAGGTCGAAAACAACTCCGAACTTGCGACTCGTCAACTGCTGCGAAAGGCGGATGCACTCTGTCGAAATGTGGTCTCCTCAAATCGTGAGTCGATTGGGTGGTTCCTACAAACCGACAAGGGATGGGTTCCACAAAAGTCATTCGAGGGTGTCTCTGCGTCCGTACAAACCGTTTTTGGGGAGGATGCAGTGCTCGTCAAGAAACTCATGGCAGAGCAACCCTGGACGTTGACCTTCAAACCATTCGCGGGTGAATATCCGGGCAACCGTGATTGGAACCTTTACGCTCCACAATTTGCAGTTGAGCCAAATGTTTCGGGGGGAGATCATCCTATGGCTGACTCCATCCTGACCCATATTGGACAGTCCCTAGACAAGCATATTCGCGAATCCCAATGGTGCAATGAGAATGGTATCGTGAACGGGAAAGAGTATCTGACCGCATGGCTGGCGGCGGTGGTTCAGTTCCCGTGTCAACCCCTGCCTTACCTGTTCCTGACGGGTCCGCAGGGGTCCGGTAAGTCAATCCTGCACGAGTTTATTACCATGTGTTTCTTCGGGGGTGTCGCTAATGGTGGCTCCGCTATCGAAAGCAGTAGTGGTTATAATGCAGAGCTTTCAACTGCGGTCGTGGTCGCAATCGAGGAGCAAGATTTGAGCGGGAGAGACTCAAAGTCTTACCAACGAGTTAAGCATTGGACAACAGCAACAGAGATTCCGATCCACAAGAAATACCAAACTCCCTACATGCAACCTAACACGATGCACTTCATCCAAACTGCAAATTGTGCGTCACACCTTCCGTTGGAGGATGGTGATACACGTGTGGTTGTGCTGGACGTTCCAGCGTTGGCGAAGCCAACCCCCAAGATGATCATGCAAGAGCATCTGCGACATGAGGTCCCCTCCTTCCTCCGTACACTTTTGAACACCCACCTCGGGCCACCATTAGACCGGCTGCGGATTCCAGTAGTCACAACAGACATACGCGAAGACTTACTTGAAGTCGCGTCAAACCCTGCAATATCTTGCGTTAGGCAATTAACGACTAAGTGTGCTGGGTCGACGGTCAAAATCGATGACATCTACCCTATGTACAAGACCTTCATTGAGTCTGGGAGCGAGAAGATTTTAGCCCACCGGGACTTCATTAGAGTTCTGCGCGGTCGGAGCGACCTGTTTAGTCTGGGCAGTTTCGATGGGGCCCTCTGTATCCTGAACTTTAAGTTAAAGAATGATGCAACCTCCCAGCGTGGGGGTCAGATCACTATTAAAGGAAGTGAGGTCCATTGGGATTTTGTTTAGCAATTTGCCAATTGACAGTGTAGCCCGCATGGATTACACTTTGGTTTATACAACACGTCACACCCGGAGCTCACTATGTATTTGGTCACAGTACGAAACCCTAAAAGCCACGCAATCCTCGCGACCTGCCATGAGTCAGAGACCCCCGACACCAGGACTCAGGAGGTGATTTTGGTCGGCCACCCCGAGGGCAGTTATATTGATGTCTGCCGGCTGGATGGTGGTTATATTGAGGAAACCGTCCCTGGGGTTGGCGACTTCCTATAGTCCTACATCACCACCCCCTACATCCAGGAGAGAGTATGTCAAATCCAAAAGATAAAATCGGTCAGGCAAAAGTTTCAATTTCGGTCGTACCCGTAGAGGTCATACTAGAGATCGCCGCAGCCATCCAGGAGGGAGCTTTGAAGTATGGCAAATTCAACTGGAGACAGCAACCAGTTAATGGCACTATATACACTGATGCAGCATTCCGGCATATTGCATCCTGGATGGTTCGGGAGGATATTGATCCTGACTCCGGCATTCACCATATCACAAAAGCGATTGCTTCCCTCGTAATCTTGCGGGATGCAATCATTCAAAACACCCACGAGGACACCCGCCCCGATGGTGGAATGCAGATACAGCCCGAGCTCAATGCCCGCATTGCAGCTTTAATAGTGAAACACTCGGCACCCCAGGAGGTTATACCATGCAGCCGGGACTTTTAAGCTGGGGCAAGGCAATCCTGTGTGCAATGGATGTTGAAACTACCGGAATTGACCCCTCCCAGCACGAGATACGGCAGATTGCAATTGTCCCCCTGTCGGCTGACTTGAAGCCGTTTGGTGGGATGCCATTCTACACGAACATAAGGCCGGAGTATCCGGAAAGGTGTAATCCAAACGCGCTGGCTGCGTGTGGGGTCACCTTGCAGGAATTAGATTTAGCTCCTGACAAGTTCAAAGCGGAGGAAGCATTCTACTTGTGGCACCAATCGATTGGTCTCCCCCATGGTTTTCGTTTGCTCCCATTATGGCATAACGGGAAGTTCGACGAGCCCTTCATCCGCAATTGGTTGGGCGCCGCGGCATGGGATGATCTGGTGTCGATACCAGGGCGGGACACGATCACAATTGCTGCCGGGATTAATGACCGAGCGTCCTACGAGTGCAGGCCGCTCCCGTTTGCCCGGCTAAGGTTAGATGTGGTCGCTCACCGGCTTGGGATTGAGACCCCTGCGAGTCACGACGCCTTAGCTGACTGCCTCACCACGATCTCGGTCTATCGCGGTCTGATCAACTTCCCCCAATAGTGGGGGGAGACTTCTTTTCAAGGCACGCCCACGCTGGGCTGCCTCCCGGTCCCTCAGGCTCCCGTACAGGGGCTTTTCTTGCGGGACTGCTCTGACTGGCCGTTTTCTACATTCTGGACAGGGACGTGTCATTACCAAACCCTCAAATCCTTCCATTTTGTGCCCGCCCTGTCGTCCTGAACGTATATGTGGAGAATGACCCACTATTACGTCTTGGCTCGTTACAGGGCGTCCTACGAGTTCTGAAGCAGTCTGATTGAGCGGCAAACTGATGCCTCAGTCAATTTGACGAAGTGAATCTTAACCCCAAACCCGGAAAGTAATGCCTCGGCGTCGACTGAGATCAGCGTGTTGATGAATACCTGATTTTGTAGCTCCGCCCGCGTCAGGCAAGAGACCACACCACTAATGCTGGTTGAAGCCAAGTCAACGATCGTGTCACTTATATCCCAGGACTTCGTGTAGGCCAGGAGAGGGTCTTCGATGGAGTGTACCACTACCGCGCGCACGGTGACCGTCGTTCCATCTCGCAAAGTCAGTGTTTGCGGGTGCAAGAACGTAGTTTGTCGCACAACGGTGACCATCTCCAGCTCGGATACCAGGGGCCACCAATAGTGGATTCCCGGCTGTAGAATGATCGGCTCCTTGCAGCGGGGCCACTTTACCCCCCTGTCAGTAGTCCGGATTCGTTGGATTCTAGGGAGGCACTTTGATAGTGCCTCAAACATCTGATTAAGCCATTCCACGCTAACTCCAACGCCCCAGAGGGCAAACTTCGGTCTTCATCTTGATTTTGTTTCCCAGCGGGACGGAGGAGGTGGACACGATACAGCCACAATTCTTGCACCCATTAGTTGCAGGGTCCCTCAGCTCACACTTTGAGCAGTGGTCGTCGAAGATCGCTTTAACCTCGGAATCCGAACGCACGGGCATACCGGATGCGACCCACCTTCGGATTGCTCCATAATAGTTCTTCATCTTGTCCCCCATCGTGGCCTCCTGCCGCGCGGTCTCCTGGCTGCATCCGTTACATATCTTCTCCGTGATTGGCAGGCCAGTAACGGTGCAGTGCTTGTTGTTGAACCGCCACTCACAGGGCGGCAGGTTTAGCACTGGAAGTTGTGGCAGGGAGCAAGTCTCGGCCTGAGTCTGGGGCCTCATGGGGCAGGCCGTGCATGTCTGATCAGAAACAACCTGTCCCAGGGTGGAGAGGGTTGGGTGCAGGCATCTGTGCTGGATTACCCCCTTATAGTTCTCCCTCTGTCGCTTTGGGCAGTTTACCACTTTTCGTCCTCGCAGTGGGTTGCAGGGTTCTGGGAGTATATGTCGGTCGGCAAGTCGTTTGTGTTTTGGCGTTTGCAAGTCAGGAAAACGACATCCCTCATCGGGCACCCTTTGCATATTGTCCTGATCCGGTCAACCTCAGGGACTGACCGCCTTGCCATCTGGATAGGGTGCGGATTGTCCGTGCCCTCCCCCTTGCACTGCGTGCAGGCCGAACATATTTCCTCATTGACGTACAGGCCGAAATGTAAGCACAGCTCGGCTTCGACACCCCAGTTGGGTACGGAACGAATCAACTTGTGGTCGCACTTTATCATGTTGTCACTGGTGAAAAGAGTGGGTTTCTTAGAACGGGCCCAGCCTCTGCCGGGTTCGCGGACTCGCCGCACTGTTCAAAATTCCCCGCTATTGGGGTCGGTCCAATAACGAGAATGATTTGAGTAGCAGCGACGATGTATGCACAGTTATCCTGTAAGTTCTTCAGGGCAGCCCGAGCATTGATTGCATACCCCTCCGCTGCGGCCTTCGATCCAAACCCGAAACACTTCGTCTGGAAGCTGCCCGAGCAGGAATTTCCACTCTTTCCTGGGTCGCCCGAGCAGGGTCCGCCCGACTTGCCTAGACATTTAGGGTCCGCACTCCCCTGAGCGACAAGGGAGGATGTAACGTAACTAATTCTGACGGTAAACATGCAGACCGGTTGGGTGTCAAGCCGTTTGAAGTTTGGCGAACACGGATTGTTGTCCTCCTCTCGGTCTTCGTTGTCTTCCTCGGCCTTTTCCGGGTCTTCGGGCGACTCGTCATCCTCCTTGAAGCTGTAATCCACCCCATCAAGCTCTTTCGCTTCCTCGTCGTCCAGTCGGTGTGCCAGGGCATTATTGAGCCCCGAGAAGTCCAGTGCTGTAAATTGAGGCTGGATGGAGGCGACAACCTCGGCACCAGTCGACACTCGGCAGACTGTGACGGGGAGGATGTCGCCCAGGTCTGACGGAAAGCGGTCTCCCACGGATGCAACATCTTTAGGAGTCCCCAGGATACCAGCCAACGGGTGACCTTCCGGGGGAATCACGACGGGGGTGTCGGGAACAAAGTCAGCCAGAGGCCCAGGATACGAGATTCCTGCGGGCTCCCCTGCGGGCCAAGCCCAATCATAGGCAACCATTGTTCCCGAAAGGATGGGTGTCCATGCGGTGACGGAGATTGCATTATCAGAATACTCAGTGGATTCAATGATGCACTTGACTTGGGGGAAACTGGGGATGCTGATCGTGACGCAATCATTAACTTCCAAATCCAGATGTTCCATCCCCAAAACCATATTGATCCGCCGCCAAGTGTTTGACCGTCTGATTAGCCAGAAGGTTGCGGTCTTTATAGCCTGCTGCTCGTTATTGAGACTGAAATAGTTCCAGGAGGTTTCAGTTAGTCCATATCGAGTCGTGTTGTTCTTCAAGCTGAATTCAAGGTCTTCTGGGTCCCCCTGTATCACGGGAGCGCCGGACTCCCTCAGGGTGATTACATGCTTCGTCACGAGCTGCTCGGTAGTCGTGTGGGAGAACGTGAACGAATTGGTCTCGATTGAGGCTGCGGTTATGGTTCTCAAGGATGAGGGTTCTTCAGACAGGTAGGTAATCTTTACTACCCCATCAGTAATCTGCAACCCACAGCGAGCTTGGTAAGCAATATCCTTTATCAGAATTAGCGCATCAACCTTCCGGTCCATGACGAAATTCGATGGGTATTTTGTCAGCTTGGTTTTCACCGATGCAAATGATGCAGCATCCACACTTAGGTTGGTGTACTTCTCAAGTATCCACTTGATGATGTCGGTAGGGTTGGGTCCTACCGAAGATACAAAACTAACATAGACTTCATCCGACCACCCCTCCCCAATCAGCTCACTCAGTTGCCCAGGAAGACGTAGCTCAACAACGTCATAAGCTCCGAAGTCGCTCGTTATGACTTCGTAGTAGTCAGCAGGGAGTTCGGTCAGGAGTGTTAGGTCACCAAAGGTTCTGTATGCCGAAACCGATGTTACCGTACCCGGCAACAGGCTGACAATGTGGACGACCTCGCTCACACCCTCCAGGAATACTTCAGTCCCGGCAGGGAGCCAAATGAAGGAGGAGGATTTTAAGTTGGTGAAGGCTCTCCACGAGTCCCCACTACCTCCCACAACCTTCTGCTCGTAAACGATTGCCGGTGTTGCACAGTCCACGAGGTTCGACGGTAGAATGTTGCTTGAGCGGATACCAATCGATGGCTTGGGTACGACAACACACACTTGGTTAGTAACTTGTCCCGGATGGTAGGTCTGGGTTATCGTAAAGGTTTCGCCACTCATTACTCCATCATATCGGACCTCCTTGATCTTGATTTGAATGTTGATGTTTTGTGGAAAGCGATTACCGCCACGAACAATCAAGGTCGGGTTGGTGTATATTACTTGGTTCGCGCGATCCCGCAAGAGGCTGCATAATGTTTGAAACCTGCGCTTCTCGCATTCTTTATCCGGCTCCTCAGCGAAGACGTTGGTCTTTACAGCCTCCTTCGGCGGGAAAGTAGTGATAGGGTTACCCCAAAGGTCCAGTTGTGGGTCTTCCTTCACGACGGGCTTGATCGCGAGCCGCTTTATTTTAGGGCACGTAATTCTCCTGGCCTGACAGATTCGTGCTTCAAGGGTTGGATCAACAACACCCTGGCCGGCAACCAACGTGCCCGATGTTGAATTCGTCAACTGCAACGTCTTGTAATTGCATGTCCTACCGAACCTAATGGGCCAAGCAGCACTCCGTTGCCGCCCGTCCCCACTAGGGAAGAATCCATCCTCGATCGAGAATCCCACCTCGACTGACTCTATCCTTGTCAGTATTGCGAAGCTGAACGTCCTGTCTCCTTCGCCCCACACCATCGGTGAATTAATTTCCCCATCAATAAGAGTTACCCGCTCTGTTATTGGTAGGCCCCTGTATGTTAGGTAGATGTAGGCACGCACCTTGTGGCAGTCGATGGTGTCCAGGATTGACTTGAGGTCACCAGCCTTGTCAGACAAAACAACCGACACAGACTGATTCACCCCAGCTCCG